GGCTTCGATGTCGGCGTCGAAGGCGCTGTCGCGGCGCTCGACGGCCGCACAGGCGAGCTCGTCGGCGTGCGTGATCTGCCGGTCATGCGCGATCGCTCGACCGCCTGGATCGACGGTGGCGAACTGCTGCTCATGCTCGGCGAGCTGCGCGACGGTCGGCCTGCGCGCGCCTACGTCGAGCGCTTGCAGGCAATGCCCCGTGCAATGGGCGGTGCGCATACCGCGATTTCGCGCGGCCTCACGCTCGGCTCGATCCTCGCGACGCTCTCCATCGCCGGCATCGGCGTCGAGCTTGTGACGCCCGCAGTCTGGAAGCGGTCGCTCGGACTTCTGCAGCCGAAGGCGACGCCCACCGCGCGCAAGCGCGAATCGCTCGACCGCGCTCGCCTGCTCTATCCGACCGCCGCACTCGACCGCGCGAAGGACCACAACCGCGCCGAGGCACTCCTGATTGCCCATTGGGGGCTGCGCGAGTGGCGAGGGGACATCACCACCGCTGCCGCGTAATGACCTGCTCTACTGTGGAGGCTCAGCATGAGAACGATCACGGGAATTCTCACAGCGCTCTACTGCGCCATCCGCGCGTGGTATCGCGGCTCGATCGAGCGACAGCGTCGCGCGGTCGAGGAGGACGCGCGCCGGCTCGGCGGTGCGGTCACATGGCACGACGACGAGGTGAACGCGTAACCGTGAGCGCGTATCGCAAGCTCAAGCCGGCGCAGCGCCGCTTCGTCGATCTCATCGTCCAGGGCAAGAAGGGCACCGAGGCGATGCGCGAGATTCGCCCGCACCTGAAGCGTCCCGAGGTGCTCGCATCGAAGTGGCGAGCGTTGCCGGAGGTGCAGGCCGCGATCGAGGAGCGCGAAGAGGAGGCGATCCGCGAGGCCGGTATCACCTCGTTCCTGATCCTGCAGGAGCTCGGGCGGGTCGCGCGCTTCGATCCGGCGCGGCTCTTTGCCGAGGACGGGAGCCTCAAGCCCATCCACGAGCTCGACGAGAACACGCGCGCGGCCATCGCCAGCATCGAGGTCGAAGAGCTCGGAGCCGATCGCGAGGAGCAGGCGCAGTTTCGGCGACTGCGCAAGGTGCGGCACTGGAACAAGGTCGAGGCGCTGAAGCTCCTCGGCCAGTACCGACGGCTGTTCGCCGAGCGACACGAGCACTCCGCACCGGGTGGCGGACCCATCCAGCTCACGCATCGCCATGAGCTCACGGATGAGCAGCTGCTCGAGATCGCCTCGCGCGGGCGGCGAGGGCAGGAGGCGTGACGGTGGCCGCGGTCATCGACATGACGCCCGAACTTGCCGCCGCAGAGCTCCTGCGCCGGCGCCGCGCGCGCACGAGCCTCGTGCACTACGCGCAGGCGATCGAGATTCCCGGCGCGCCCGTGAGTGATGATCCCGACGAGGCGCTCTTTCGGCCCATCGAGACCACGCTCGCGCGCCATCACATCGTGATGCTCGAGGCGATCCAGCGCACGATGGAGCGGCCGCGCGGGCGGCTCATGATCTTCGCCCCACCGGGCGCCGCGAAATCGACCTACGTGAGTGTTGTCGGCACGACCTGGGCTATGGGCCGCTGGCCCGGTCACCGGATCATTCTCACCAGCTACAGCGCCGGCATCGCGCGCAAGCAGAGCCGGCGTGCGCGTCAGGTGGTGCGCAGCAGCGCGTATCGCTCGATCTGGCCCGAGATGCCCGCGCTGAGCTCTGACAGCAGCGCGGTCGATGAGTGGGCGCTCTCGAATGGCTCGGAGTTCATGGCAGCGGGTCTGCTCGGTGGCATCACGGGCAATCGCGCCGAAGGGATTGTGATCGACGATCCGGTCGCCGGTCGCGAAGAGGCCGACTCACAGACGATGCGCGACAAGACCGACGATGCGTATCGCGACGATCTCATGATGCGCGTGGGCCCGCGGACGTGGGTGATCCTGATTCAGACCCGCTGGCACGAGGACGATCTCGCCGGTCGGATCCTGCCCGACGACTACGACGGACGTTCCGGGATTATCCGCTGCCGCGACGGGCAGGATTGGGAGGTCCTGTGCATTCCGGCCAAAGCCGAGCGCCGCGACGATCCGCTCGGGCGCAAAGTGGGCGAGTACCTCTGGCCCGAGTGGTTCCCGCGCGAGCACTGGACCAGCGTCGAGAACGACCCGCGCTCGGCGCGCACCTGGTCGGCGCTCATGCAGCAGCGGCCGGCGCCGGACTCGGGCACGCAGTTCAGGCGCGAGTGGTTCCACTGGTACGACCCGCAGGAGCTGCCGAAGAGCCTGCGCATCTACGGCGCGAGCGACTACGCCGTAACCGAGGACGAAGAGAACGACTTCACCGAGCACGGCGTGGTGGGTATGGACGAGCGCGGCGATCTCTGGTTCCTCGACTGGTGGTACGACCAGGTCGAAACGGATCAGAGCATCGCGGCCTTCATCGCGCTGGTGCAGCAGTGGCGCCCCGTGCAGTGGTGGAACGAGGGCGGTGTCATCGACAAGGCCGTCAAGCCCGCCATCAATCGCGCGATGCGCGAGGCACGCACGTTCGTCACGATCGAGCCGCTGCCGAGCATCCAGGACAAGACGGCGAAGGTGCGCTCGTTCCGCGCGCGCGCATCTGCCCGCACCGTCCATCTGCCGCGCAACAAGCCGTGGGCCGCTCGCCTCCTCGATCAGCTCGTCGCATTCCCGGCCGGCCGCTTCGACGACGGCGTCGATGTGTGCGGACTCATCGGCCGCGGCATCGATCGCATGGCCGAGGCGAGCCGGCCGCCTGAGGCCGAGCCGCGCGGCATCAAGCCGTTCACCGAGGAATGGCTGATGACTGATGAAACAGAGGAGCGCCCGCAGCCCCGGTATCGCTGACGGCACCAGTATCGCCGACGATCGCATACGGATGACGACGAGGTAACGCTGACATGGCAGACAACGACATCGCGGGCGCCGAGGGTTCCGATCCACACGGCGCGCCGCACGAGGAGCAGGCCGAGTACAACGCGGAGCTCGAGCGGCGCGAGGTGAAGCAACTCCTCGAGAGCTACGAACAGGCGCGCAAGTTCGATAAGGCTGCCCGCAAGCAGTATGCCGTCGATCGGCGCTACGCGGCCGGCACGGCCGATCTCACCTGGGCGGTCTCGACGAACCTCATCGGCTCGTACATCGAGGTGCTGGTGAGCTATCTGTACGCGCGCAACCCGGACGTCAGCGTGCGCCCGGCCGAGCACGTCGCGGCGGACCCGCGCACGCGCGCCCAGGCGATCCGCGCGAGGGTCGAGAACGAGGTCCAGCAGACGGCCTCGCTCACGGGCCTGCCCGCGCCGCCGGAGTTCATCGCGCAGGAGATCGAGCGTCGCACGGCCGAGGAGATCCGCAAGGCCGATGAAGCCGAGCAAGTGCGCAAGGCTGAGATGGCCGCCTTCGCCAAGACGCTCGAGCTCGTGATCGCTAGACTCTGGAAGGCCGGCAAGTTGAAGCACGCTGCGAAGAAAATCGTCCGCAGCGCCCTCTCAGTCGGTCCGGGCTGGCTCAAGGTGATCTTCGTCACTGACAAGCGTCGCGACCCGCAGATCGAGGCTGCGCTGAACGATGCGCGCGACAACCTCGCGCGGCTCGAGGCCAAGCAGAAGGAGATCGCCGCAGGCGAGGCGAAGGATACGGAGCTTGCCCAACGGGAGCTTGAGCACTTGATCCGCGGCCTCGAGGCGAAGGTCGAGGTCATCGTGCGCAAGGGGCTCGCGATCGACTTCTGCGCGGCTGAGGACGTGCAGGTCAGCCTCGACGTGCGATATCTCGAGGACTATCTCGAGGCAGGCTGGATCGGCAATGCCATCTACAAGCCGAAGTCCGAGCTCGCGGAGCTCTTTCCGCGGCTGACCCCGGAGAAGATCAAGAAGGCGACCTGCTACTACCAGCGCAAGCCGAATGATGCGCAAGCGGGCGATCGGCTCGACCAGATGAGCGAGCGCGATGCCGAGCAGTTCGCCACGGCTGCCTCGGGTGGATCTGCCGACGAGCAGGTCGAGTTCGCCAAGATCATCGAGATCTGGGATCGGCGCGACAATCTCATCAAGACGATGGTCGACGGCATCGACTGCTGGGCGCGCGAGCCGTATCCGCCGCCGTACGCCTCGAGCCGCTTCTATCCCTACTTCTACCTCGCCTTCTACGAGACCGACGGCTCGCGTCATCCGCAGTCGCTCTCATGGCGGCTGCGCAAGCTCCAGGACGAGTACGCCTCGACGCGCTCGAACTTCCGCCTCTCGCGTGAGCGGTCCATCCCCGGCGTGATGTTCAACGCCGAGCAGATCGACCCAATCAACGCGCGCAAGCTCGAGCATGGTGTGCAGCAGGAGTTCATCGGCATCAAGACGACGAACCCGAACGTGGACTTCCGCACGCTCTTTGCCGAGAAGCCGATCGCGCGGCTCGATCCGCTGCTCTTCGACGTGCAGCCGATCATGCGCGACATGGAGAAGATCTCCGGCGTGCAGGAATCGCTGCAGGCATCCGTCGTGCAGCCGAAGACGGCGACCGAGGCCGAGATCCAGCAGTCTGGCTTTGCTGCGCGCAGCTCCGCCGCTCGCGATGTGCTCGAGGACATGCTCACAGATCTCGCGCAGTACACGGCGGAGATCGCCCTGCAGGCGCTCACGCTCGAGGACGTGCGGCGCATGGTCGGTCCGGCAGCGTTCTGGCCCGAAGGTATGGACATCGAGGACCTGCTCACCCTCGTCGAGGTGGACATCGAGGCCGGCAGCACCGGCAAGCCGAATACCGCTGCCGAGCGCGAGGCGTGGGCGGTCGCGCTCCCGCTCATCCGCGAGACGATGGTGCAGATCCAGCAGGCGCAGGCGCAGGGCAACATGCCGCTCGCCCAGGCGCTCATCGCACTCTTGCGGGAGACGCTCAACCGCATGGGCGATCGAATCGACGTGGAGAAATTCATTCCGCAGCTGCCCGCACAGCCGGCGATGCCCATCGTGCCGGATGGACTGCTCGCTGCGGGCCTGCCGGTGCCGGCCGTATCCGGCACGCCAATGCCGGCCGCGGCGCCTGGATCGTCGTCGCAACCGGCTCCCCTTGCCTCGCCTGCATCGCCGATCCCTGATGCGGCGATCCCAGAAACCGTTGCGTAGAGGACACCATGGACCCTGAACAGAACGACACCGAGAGCACGGCGAGCACCGAAGGCCAGAGCGCGGGCAGCGGTGAGGCGGATCTTCTGGCCGCGGTGAATGCGGCGATCGACGAGAGCACGCCGCCAAGCACGGCCGCGAGCAAGTCGGACACGCCCGATGGCGTGCCGGGCGAGACGCCGTCAGACGATACCGCTGCTGCCTCCGATGAGACGGCCGCAGCCGACACTTCTGCCGGTGACACACAGCAGCGCGCGCGCGATGAGAAGGGCCGCTTCGTCGCGAAGAACCCGGGTGACAAGGGGGCGGGCGAGGGCGAGGCG